CTGGTTTGTCACTGGCACAAGAATCACCAGTCACCACGTTGACCCAACCTTTCTTACCGTCCTTTGATTTGGACTTACCAAACCAATCGCGGAGACCTTCTTCTTTGACAGTTTCCTCATTAGTTACATAATCTGCTGCAGTATCAATATAATCTGCTGCTTTGGTAATTTTGGACTGCACCCATGCTTGCAAATTACCCTCACCTTTTTTACCCATCTTCTTCTGAAGACGTTTTGCGGCATTCTGAATAGTTTTTACCTCAGAACGAGCCATTGAATATTCATGATCCTTCTTTTCTTCGTTCATTTTTTTCTTACGTCCTTGACAATGAGCACGTTGACTAAACCCCTTTGGATCATCACAATTAATGGATTCTTTATACTTTTTACTCCAACTCTCGGAAACTCCACCACCATTACCGTTTCCATTACCATTCCCATTACCTTCTAGAGGTTTATCAATACCAACCTCTTCGGGTTCTTTTCCATTACCAAAATATTTTGAGGTAACCCTCAGACCCTTAGAAATGGGTTTACACTTTTTGTCGGTGTAACAATAATAGTAACCTGCTTTACACTTGGACATTTCTACTTTTTATCCGTATTATTATTTAGAAAACCTTGTTTGAGTAGTTTTTGAAGTTCACTTGTTGAACCAACAAATACCGCATTATTGGTGACATTATTTGTTGTTTTAACAGTTTCATCTTCAACATCTTTAAGTTTTTTCTGCAAATCAATTAATTTATCCGTAGTGTCTGCAACACTTTTGATTAACTGACCAGCAACTTCATATGCTCTTGGACTTCCACCCTCACCAGCAAGTTCCATGATTCCATTGATAGCTTCCTGACCTTTTTCAATTAACGAGTAAAGATTTGCACGAGTATACTCATAGTCTTTTTCAATATCAGGACCTTTTGGTTTTGCATGTGCTATCTCAGCAGAAACCCTTTCAGGTTTAACAATACTACTCTCTACATTGAGAGCATCATCTATGGAATCATAATTATTGCTCATAATTTATCAAATATCTTGTTGTTGTGTTGGGCTATAAGATTTGGAATCAGTGAAATCTTCCCATACCTCATCAAATCCAAAATTATCATCAGGACCAGCACTGCTGGGATCTGGAGTCACTGTATATCTTACTTGACGTTTTGCAGTTGCGGTATTGGTATCGGTATAGAAATCAGTTTGTACCTTACGAATGAGACCTTCGGTTGTCTCTGCAACTGGACCAAACAGATAAGTTTTAGCAGTAAATCTTAAAGTATATATTAGTGCTCTTCTAGTGTTAAAATCACCCTCATAATCATCTTGGAAATCTACACTATCCAAAACAATAGGAATATCTCTTTTTTCCCCAATAGATTCTACCAAATCTACGGTTAAATTAAATGATGGTTGAAAGAATGGTAAAATTTGTTCTACTATTTGAAGAGCATCATCGTTCAATTTACTAAAAATATTAAGTTCAAATCCAATATTGTAAGGAACTGGCATGAATACCTTTTTCAAATTAGTTCCATCGGATGCTTTAAATGTTTGAGTTACACCAGCCTTTCTTGATGGATCATATTGTATAGAAATCATTTCAAAGGACATTCTTGGAAGTGTAACGGCAAAAGACTTATTAAGTTCTGCCTGTTCCTGTATTTTGGTAAGGAACTTTTGCATTGGACCATAAGAGATACCAACTTTTGTTTCATCCAAAACAGTTCCATTATCTTTGGAGTGTCTAATGTAGATATCATTAAACAGTGTTCCAAAAGAAATGATTGTCTTTCTTAAAATTTCGTGATAAAAATAAGTTCCTAACATTAATAACCTCCGAATGGATTAGACTCTGTAAAGTCTAAAATACTATCTGCTTCAGTTTCAATTTCTTCATTGACATCATATGGATTATCATAACTTTCACGGTCATAGGATTCAATGACATATGTGGCAGATGATGCTGCACCAATTACCGTTTCACCAACACTAAAGTTACCAGTATTTAGTGAGACTTGTAAGTCTACTGGTGGATACTGAACACTAATGTCCGTTCTTCTCTTAAAGTTTCTAACTCTTGCAGTAATACCAGAAGATTGTCCTGTAATTTCTTCGTTATAGACAAATGTTCCTATTCCTGTTACTGGTGAAGAAACTGTGACGGTTGGAGTGGAAGTATAACCAGATCCAGCGTTTGTAATTTGGATGGAACTCAGTTGTCCACTAGAAACAACTGCTTTTGCTGTTGCAGTTTGTCCAACTGAAGGTCCAGATATGGTAACTGTTGGAGCAGTTCCAAAATATCCTCTTCCATTTTCTGTCAGTGAAATTGACAATATTCCTCCAGAAACAACAACTGCTGTAGCCGCAGCACCAGATCCACCACCACCACTGATTGTTACTGTAGGTGGATTTGTTGATGTGTATCCTAATCCAGGATTTGTGAGTCTTATCTCCTTAATAGACGTTACATTACCGACAGAAGTTGTTATTGCAACCGCAGTCGCATTTGTTCCTCCAGGTGCAGCTGTGGAAATAGAAACTATAGGAGTGCTAGTATATCCGTATCCATCATCCGTTAATGAAATTCTACCCAGAGATGCTTTATTAGTTGCTATTCCACTTACAGATGCTGTTGCAGTAATACCAGTTCCAACCAGTCTCAGAGTAGTGATATAACCTTCATCTTCAACTGTATTATCAACCTCCTCAATAGCAGTATCAATAAGTTCATTTTCATATTCATAAAGTTCACAATTTAATTCATAAACATAGTTTTTTCCAAGTTGATAGAAAGGTTTTTCCGACTCTACTCTTTTTATTTCAAACAACCTTTCTCCAAGTGGGAAATATATCAAATCTCCTTCTTTAGGTCTTGTAATTAAATCTGCAAAGTCATATTCTTGAATTAATCCTTCTCTAATACCTGACGAAATACCCTCCAAAAATGGTGCGATAAATTCTTCATATCTTTCTCTGGATACTGTTAAACTAACTTCATTCTGTAATTTAAGACCAAATTTAGTCATCAAATCACTTCCAGGAGCATATCCATCATAATTGTTCAAGTACATTTCAATGAGGAACACATCATCAAATTTTGATGATTGTATTTCTCTGATAATATCGTCGGTTTTAAATATTTTTCTTGGCAAATAATAAACTTCAATACCATAAATTTTCAATTGCTCATTGATTAAATCTTGAATGAGAAATTGTTCGTTTGTTGATCCTTGAAGAAAGAATGGATTTAAAGTCATAATTATCCAATTAAGTCCATAGGTGGTAATTCATATTCTAATGTCATTCTTTGCTTTATCTCTTCAAGATCCCTCATTGCATCATCATATAATTGTCTTCCGTTTAACTCAGTTCCTCCAGGAAGTTTGACACCCTGAAACTTGATGAGATTTTGTCCCCACTGTCTCTTGATTAAAGCAGTTAGATATTGTTTGACAAAACTATCATTATATATTTGAGAAAAAGATACTGGATCTAAAGCCCTATAGCACTCAATTACTATAAATTCATTTGCTGCTTGTGATGACCAATCAATGTCCAGATAAAGTCTATCTTGTCTTTTATTAAATCTTACCTGCTTATCTGTAGTTAATAAAAAGTCAATATCCTCCAAATAAGATTTGACCATAGCATACTGCAGAAGTTCTACAGAATTAAAATAATATAAGTCATTCAAAAATAGTTGATATTTTATACTAAACATTCCACCAGAAATGGAACTGGTATCAAATTTAAATATTCTTTCAATACCAATTACAGAATCTGGGACTTGTATATAATTTGAATTTTCATAGAAACTAAAAGTAGTTGCAGATCCAACAATAGTTGATGTTCCAGTTGTTGTTACTATTCCAACACCACTTGTGCCACCTGCTCTTCCTCTGTTAACATCATCTTGAGTAATTTTATATTTCAAATACATCTTTTCAACACCATCATAATGACGCTCATTAAAATACTGAATAGCATCATCAACTAAATCATCAATTTGCTCATCATCAACGTTTATTTCTAATACTGGAGCACCAAGTCTCCTCAAACAATAATCAATAAGTTGTTGTCTAGTGCTTGGTTTTGACATCAGAACTCTCCTCCATCAATTGTATCTGTCCAAACTGGTATTCCACTTGCATTAGTTGTTAAAACATAATTACTAGTGCTTATTCCAGACTCAGTGCTTGCTGCACCAATAAGTTTTCCAGTATCATCAAAATATGCAATTCCATTTGGACCATCAAAATCTCCAGTCTCATAGAATAATCCATCAGTTACTGTCGCAAATCCCGTAATTGATACATTACCAGTAGTAAACTGATTACCTTCAAAAGTTGATATTCCCGAAACAAACAAACTGGTGGAAGTTACAAGACCAGAGAATCTGGCATCTCTCCAACGTTTACCTATGATACCTAAATCATAACTAGCATCATCACTCGGATTCAAATCGGAAACAAATTCACCACCAACGTTGATATCGTCAGTGTTACCATCACCAAGATTTATAGTTCCACCTCTAAATGTGGCAACACCTATAAATTCTGAAGTGCCGTCTACCTTTAAATTTTGACCTACGGTTAGGTTATTATTTACGAAAAGACTTCCACCTGTGGTAGTAATTCCACCAGAAGATGCGAGAGTTGTAACACCGACAGATTGTAGTGTTCCATTAACTACAAGATCATCAGAAATATCTACAGATGCATTAATATCAACGTTGGAAGCGAATGTTGACAAACCTGAAACATTAAGTTCATCAAGTTCGGTTAACCCATCAATGTCAATTGAAGCATCAATATTAATATCAGAAGAGAATGTAGCAATACCCGTTACATTCAAATTGTTGGATATATCAACTGATGCATTGATGTCAAGATCGGAACCAAAGGTTGATACACCAGCAACATTAAGAACGTTGGATATATCAACAGATGTATTAATGTCTAAATCGGAAGCAAAAGTTGCTATACCAGAGACATTAAGTTCATCTAATTCAGAAAGTCCATCAACATCAATTGAAGCATTGATATCAATATCAGAACCAAAAGTTGATATTCCAACAACGTTTAATGTTTCAGAAATGTTGGTAGTATCAAGTTCTGTTCTTCCATCAATATCAACATCACTATTGAAGTCAGCAGCACCAGAAAATGTAGATACACCAGCAGCAAATAAGTCTGTTGATGTTACTAAACCAGAGAATCTGGCGTCTCTCCAACGCTTTCCTATGATACCTAAATCATAACTAGCATCATCGCTAGGATTTAAGTCTGAGATAAATTCACCACCAACATTAATATCATCAGTATTACCATCACCAAGATTGATTGTTCCACCCCTAAATGTGGCAACACCTATAAACTCAGAAAATCCACCGACATGTAGGTTTTGCTTAACCGTAAGGTTTTTTGCAATACCCATTCCTCCATCCAGTTGGACGGATCCTGTGTTTTCATTACCTAAAGTATTATTAGTTGTGTTTAAAAATGTGGAGATGCCTGTAAGACTTAATCCACCAGACTCACTTATTGTTACTCCACTACCAACAGTAATAACTTTGTTGGTTTCATCAATAACTATAGCACCTGTTCCAAAAGTTACGATGCCAGTTATTCTAGAGTCGCCACCAACATTTAAATTTTTGGCGATTCCAACTCCACCACTATAAATTACAGATCCATTTGTTGATGATGTTGAATCAGTTGTCTTCGTAAAGTTTACGGTGTTGCTGAATGTTGCTATACCAGATGCAATTAAGGTTGACGAATCAATCGTATCCGTCATGTAGAATTTTTCGTCTGATAAATTCCAGACAAGAAGCATTCCATCCCTTGTTTTTAGGGTTGCATCTACGTCAGTTAAATTAACTATTCTTGTAGGTGGTGCAGAAGCATTAGATAATACACGAATTACATTCTGCGACCCTATTCTGTCGTTTATGCTAGGCATTACCTCGTTACCCCTGCTCTTACTAGTGCTGTTCCTTCCACAGCTTTATATTCTTTACCAGAATTTGTTAATTTAACATCGTAAACATATCTTCCCGGTTTCAAATCAACTGTTTGTGTGCCTGTCAATGAAATTGATATAATTCCCTGTACAGCATCAGTCACTGTAGATGCGAAAGATACTGATGCAGTAGACCCATAGTGCTTCCTCAATTTGCCCGTAGTGGTTGTACCAGTTAAGTCCAGAGGAGAATTTGATCTAGTATCCTCCAATTGAAAAGAAGTGTCGAAATCGAATCCCTGTTCAATTACAATATTGGATACATAAACTGCCATTATTAGAAGTAAAAAATATTCCTTTAGATATTTATATTTGCAGCAAGCCCATTAAATTATTTCTTATTTAGTATTTCTTTTAATAAGGACTTAATTTCATCAATATCTTGCTTCATTTGATCTAATTCTTGTTTTTGCGCGTTTTTGCGGTGCAAATTATTGATATACTGGTTGTAAGAAGTGGCGTCACAATTAACTATGGCGCCACTTTTTTCATCTCTATAAAGATTCTTATGACCTTCTACTCTAATCATATGACTGCAATTGTTCTCAGGTTCTTGATTCTTGGAGCATATGCTTGATTTGTTCCAGACATCACGATCTTAATTGTGTAACCAGTGAATAAGTCAAGATTATTTGCTGTATATTCATACTCAAGATATTCATCTTCCAAACTTGCAGGAACAAAA